AGCATTAATAATACCTGCGTTAAACTCTTTAAGAGCGTCAGCTTCCATCTCCATGTCTCTGTAGTCACCTGAAGCTTGAGACTGAGCATTATGAATCATAAAGATTCCTGTATCAGAAATAAGCGCCTCGTCTGATGCACATACGAGCAATGTTGCTGCCGACATAGCGCTAATTACATGAGCTGTAACCTTGCCCTCGTATTCTTTAATTGCTGTGTACATTTCATAGCCGTATACGCACACACCACCGGGTGAATTAATTTCAATGACTACATCATCGCCTGCTGCATCTGCTAGGCCCTCTTTAATCAAGTTTGGATAAGCTGCATCCATACCAAAATAGTTGTATATCCAACCGACATCATTTGATACGATTGGGCCTTTAATCTCAATTTTCTTCATCTGTAACCTCCTCCATAAGTGGTCTATTAGCCTGCGCTAATTTTTCATTTTCTATCTCAAGAGTTCGTACATTATCTTCATAATCAGAACCATTCATTGCAGCGCATTCATCTTCGTGTGTGGATAAGCCATGAGCTATACGCTTAATTGCAGCCTCAGCTTCTTGAGATGGATTTAATACACCTTGTGCTGGACCAGTCCAAGTTGCATTGGTGTATGCCTTTTGGATTAATGGGTCTGTGAAAAATCCTGGGGCTTTTATGCGCCCAAGGCTTACGGCTTCCGCAAACCATATTTCATACACTTGTTGACAAAAATCATCAACAAACCACTTGCGACGCATTGAAAAAGCTTTCCAAGTTTCGTTTAACGCACCTTTGGATGCACTAAAGTTATTGCTGAATTTCTTCATTAATACCTCTGGTGATATTTCAAGAGCTGCACCTATCATTGTTGCAAAAGCAGATACGAAAGAATCATAGTTCTGCGATGGGTGTTTAGACTCTACTGCCTCAACCTTTTCTCCTGTCTTCAGGAAATTGATTGTTCCGGAGCCTAATCTAATCTCATCTTCCTTGTCAGGTGCCATTGTAAGAAAATCATCATCATCCACGCCGCCAAAACCATCGATATCATTGCCCGTCTCAGTGCTTACAAATAGGGCAAACATTGAATTAATGACTGCTGCCATTATCTCTGCTTCTGTGTAACGGGTCAGCTGCTTGATTGATTGAATAACGGGTGCTAAAAATGGTACTCCTCTGTATTGTTCTGCTATTTCTGCATTGAACACATGAAGAATGTTAGGGTTGCCTGTTCTCTTTCCTCTTTTTTCAATTCGTTTCCACTTTGGGGGCTTCATCGAAAACTCTCCAGGAAACTCTGAGCAGATGTGATAAGCAACTACTTTCCCATTCTTATCAATTTCAACACCATTCATAATGGTATTGCCATTCTTTTCAACCTTGTCGAACCCATCATATTCACCTGTATTATTACCAGGTGTTGAGATTCTATCGGCCGATACTAACCTAAGTCTCAATGAATAAGGCATGTAGGTTGTAGCTTCTCCATATTGGATTAGAGCAAACTCTTCACCGTTCTTTAGCCAATCATTAAATGCTATTTGTTGTAAAGCATAGAAATTATTAAGGTCGCACACGTCGCATAGAGTAGATGCTGCCCATATTGCAAACTCTTTCTTGATTTGTGATTGCAACTTGGTAGCATCCTCTCTAGACATACCCAAGAATTCATAATCAATCTTTGGCTTAGGCTTTAAACCCATACCGATAACATTGGTCCTAGTTGAATTAATAGCTGCTGTAGCTATTGGAGCATTCATTGCTAGGTCTCTTGTTCTTTCCCTTAATAGTTTTCTATTCTCTTCAATATCACTCTTTGGAGATAAGCTCTCTGAGTGATACTGTTCAGCCCATGTAGCTCTTCTAGATGCACCACCATGGCTATATCCTGAATTTTCAAATCGCTCAACTGCGTTTCTTTGGGCGTTTAGCATTGCGGTACTTGCTCTAGTCTTAGCTAATTGGTTTTCAGTTTTTGCAAGCTCAAGACTCCTCTTTGTGTTCCTGAGCTGGAACATATCTGATAAATAACTCATGTTTCCTCCTTTAGAGTGGAACTGCTCTAGCGACTCTTCTCTTGGATGTACCACGAGTCTCATAAGCGTCTATTGCCTGCTCATACTCATGAATTTCCTCAGTAATTTCGCTGAGGCTTGCGCGATTCATTTGGGTTGCGCCAATCGTATAAGATTGACCACCTACTAGAATCTTATGTCTAGCCTTTTTTAAATCTTCTAGTGTAGCTACTGCATCATCATATTGAGTTTTATTTCTAATGATTACTGCCATTTTTACCTCTCAATTCCTTCAATTGACCTTCTAACAGTTCTCTGTCGCTTACTCTTTTTCATGTAATTGACACCAGCTCTTATCTTAGACTCGAGCTTATCCCATTCAGGTCTCAAGATTTCTACAACTGCATAGTTATAATTAAATAAATCAAGCGGCTCATTTCGTGCGCCGCTCTTCTTTACCCATACCTTTTTAATTATTCCGTTGACCTTTTTGTTTATCTGATGCTCACATGTTAGGCCTTTGAAGTATTCTGAATCATACCCTCTGCCTTCTCCTGCTGGAAAATGGCAATATCCAGGACCTGTTTCTTCCAACGACAATCTGTTCATAATATCTTCTTTGCCGGAATCAACACCGATAATATGAATTAAGGTTCTATCAACGACTACTTTCTTTCCGCCTCGTTCTTCTGTGATATCAACTACAGTCTTTTTGTATATCAAAGGTATGTCAGGCTTGCCTGCATAACCCTTAATTCCATAGCATTTTTTACCTTTAGATTTCATATGTTTAATCCACTTGTAGGTTTTATTCGTAAAGTGGCCACCTGTATCTATTGCAATTCCTGCTACGTTTAACTCTGTGCCATCCTCGAAATGAAGCGGCTGCTCCAAATAGGCTTCGAGCTGATTCCATGGTTCATCAGTAATTAATTCTCCGTAGATTTCAGTTTTGTAGATTCCCCATGACTCGTAATTACGAGTCCAGCCTCTTATTTCTACTTCAAATCGATTATCTTGAACATCCACTGCCGCTGTAAGAAGTAGTACTCCTTCTGGTATTTCTGCTTCGTAGACTTCAGCTCTACTCTCTAATGAGTCTTCATCAACAGAATCCTCAACATATGCTGTTTCCTCCCACACTTCTCCGAGCACGGTGTTAATAAATACTTTCATATCCTCAGGATCATGGAAGCGTTTTAACTTATCATCAGCATCTTTGAAGTTTTCTATAATCTCTTCCCAGTCAACAAATGGACTAGCAAGCTCGTTGAGCCTAAATGATCTAGCTCTCTTTCTCTCTGGGTGTTTAGCAATCCATTTATGATTACTATCTTTCCACTGTCGTTCCGTAGATATGCATCCGCACTCACGACATACCATTGAGACCGTGTCAAACTTTATCCTTTTGAAGTCATATGGTTGAAATGCTCCACACTCAGGGCATTGGGTGCACCATTCTTCCATGCTGCCTTTGTTATATGCATCCTCAATCTTGCTTCGTCCCGCTATTGTAGGTGTAGAAGTCTTTATATGTTTTTTATTCCAATAGGATGTTGCTCTTTTTTCAGCAAGCTTTATTGGATTACCTTCTGAGCCTGCTGACTCAGGAAAGCGGTCTGTTTCATCCATCCATATTATTCTTCTAGGATCAGAAGCAAGTGAACTTGGTGAATTGGCTCCACCAATTGCTATACTTCCACCAGGGTAGCTTTTAAGTAAAATTGTATTGTTTGAATTTCTGGCCTTTGGGTCTGCAACCTTGCAAGCCAGCGATGGGATATCTGCTATCATCTGAGATAGTCTTGTCTTTGAAAACTTCTCAGCAATTTGGATAGTAGGCATTACCAACATCTGTGTAGCTGGCTCGTAATCAATAAAGTATCCTATACCACACATAATGATTGTTGTCTTACCAACCTGCGCCGAGCTCATTACACTTACATCAACAACCTCAGGGTCTGTAATTGCGTCCATGATTTCTTTCTGATACGGAATCGTATCAGTTGAATAACGTCCAGCCTCATTGGAGCCTTCAGGAAGAACCATGTAATTATCAGCCCATTGGCTTAATGTCATGCTATCTTTAGGTTTTAACGTGTTGGCCAATTTGCTCATTAACTGGAGTGTATGCCAACTTACTTCTTTATTCGCCACTATCATCAACTCCTAACGAACTAAGAGCCTCATTGGATATCTCAATGTGTTCGTCAGAATAGAAATCCGCTGGATTGTAACTAGCAAGTTCAACTAGGGCATTATCTATCTCCAGCTTCAAAATCTTTTGTATTTCTGTCCTACTTTTCCCTTCTAGCTTTTTTGCCAACTTGGAAGGGAGGGCGGTCATCTTTGATTTAAACTTTTCAAACATGTCCGTCATTACCGCTTCGACATCCTCGGCTTTATGTACTTGTCCTTTGATTAATTGTAATTTGATTTCTGTTATCTGCCTCTTGAGGTGTTCGTGCATAGCCTTTTCCTCGTCAAGGTCTAGTGATTCTCCGTCGTCATCGGTTTTCTGAGTACTCTTTCCAGCGTTTGCTAATTTGAGAGCTGTGATATACCCCTTTGCCGATTCCCAGAACAAATATCTGCCCTTCGAATCACGTTTTATGATGCCCTTTTCGGCAAGGTCTCGAATAGTCCTATCTTTCACTCCTAGCAAGGCTTCGAGCGTTTTTGAACTAACTATAATTTCCTCTAAATTTTGGGTCTCTTTTTTCATGTCGTCCACCCTGATAATCGGCAATGCCCTAAAAAATTGATTATTATCTAGACAATTATTGGGCTCGCCGACCCGCAAAGCCTTTTGTCAGGCCCGAAAGAACCTACTTTCGGCGCCCTTGAGGCTTGCGTTCCTTCTATTTAATGCAAAAATAAATCTTCTGGGCTAATGAGCTGCGCAAAAGAAGTTAATAAAGCCTATAAAAATAAGTGCTCAAGCCTCTTGATCCTGAAGCTTGAGCACTCTTTTATTATTTTACTATTCAATTGCTATACTGAACTAGCTCATCAACTACTAGATAGTATTTTTTAATCTATTTAATATCCCTGGACCATACACCCAGGACACCCGCCCATGATGCCCTGGATATATGCCCACAACATTATTGTAAAGGGAGTAAGAAATGCGCAAACGGCAAAATAAAAGCGGCGTAACTTTCCGCCGTTATCGTTTCGCCTTTATTGCTTAATATCATTATAGCACCGTTAGAACGAACAAAACGAACACTTTTAATTATATACATTTCTTTTTCTATAGTTTTGCAAATTGCTTTTGATTATCTTCTCACTTTTTATTATTCATTCTCTTTTTTTTGATTGCTTGCAAACTTTTTTCAAAAAATTTTTCAACTTATTTTTCTCAGCATTTTCAAGGCTTGAGGACACTTCCGGAAAAACTTTTTAAAAAATTTTTGAAATTTGTGCTTGACATACTCGCCCATTGGGCGATATTATGAAGTCACAGCAAGGGACACCGAGCTGAATAACCGCTAAGGGGGTAGAAAGGACATGGAAGAAACGAACAGTAAAGAGTTAAAGGTTTTCTTGATTGCATTCTTAAAAGTAGTTGAGAAAGCCGAGAGCCTCGAAGAGGTCAAGGAGTTCTTGAATAAAGAACTTGAAGCCTTAGAGTAAAGCAAAAGAAAAGCAGGCTCGCCAATCCCACCAAGAAAAGCAACCTGCAAAGGGTGTTAGAAACTAGGAGTTAAACCCTTAGCTACTAACTACTAAGATTTTAACACCCTTTTCTTTTTAGAACAATAGAAACCATTAATATTTCACATTTCAGGAGGTATTTATCATGAGTAAATTTTTTAAGAATATCCAGAGCTTAGAGCAGTTAAAGAATAATTATAGAGATTTATTAAAGGCTAATCATCCAGACAACGGTGGCGACCTTGAAACAATGCAAGATATTAATTGCGAGTACGACGCACTTTTTACTATCTGGAAAAACAAAGAAGCTTCTACACTTACAGAGGAGCAGAAAAAGGAAACTGCAGCATCTTCAAGAAAGCATTTCTATACACAGTTTGGTTGGGCTGGCAGCCGTTACGATGGAAGCCTCACACTTAAAGAAATTGCTAAGATAGTTAGAAACTATGTAAAAGAGCAGTATCCAACGTGTAAGTTTTCTGTAAGAACTAAATACGCTTCAATGTGTCAGGAGCTTATAGTTGATTTAAAAGAGTTCCCTTCTCAGATGTTCAAGACTGGCGAAGATCTCAAGAATGAAGGCATCGATTACAATTGTAATTCAGTTCGTCAATGTATGCGACGCATGGAAGCCAACGACCTTTGGACTTTAACTTGCTGGGATGATGATGATTTTGTAAAGGCATATGATAAAGCCCTCAAAGTTAATGCTGAATTCTACGGAATCATGACAGATTATTTTAAGAGCGTTGTTGATGATGTTAACACATTTGTAAACTCTTATAACTACGACGACAGCGACAGTATGACAGACTACTTCGATGTTAACTTCTACTTCTTTGGATGTGGCGTCAATGGTTGCAAATATGTACCAAAGACTGCAAGGATCAAGAACCATGAAAATAATGTGACACCTTCAGAGCCTTCCGAAAATGTTGAAGATGTAAACTATACAATCGAAAAATCAGAGCACACAAAGACAGGCGAAACAATTTACTTAGTAAAACCAGTTGAACGCATGGATCATGATACATTCAACAGCGAGCGACAGCGCATGAAGGAAAACGGAGGATATTACAGCAAGTTTACACATAGCTTCGTATTCAAAGAATATCCTAGCTTTTTAGATGCTGAGCCTGAGCAGATTGAATCCGTTGAGCCTGAAACATGTGAAGCAGCTGAGAGCACCGCCGAAGGTGCTCCAGCAGAAGTTCAGGAAGTTGTAGAAATGTCTCAAGATGTTCAGAATCATGATGGGTCACAGGAGAATTCTTTACTTGATGAATTCTTTACTAGATACGGCCAGCCATCAAGCACAACCGAGCGTACAATTCATGTATTTGCTCATAGAGCTAGTGAGCTTCACACAAAGTCAGATATATTAGCATCTATTAAACGTGCTGACGGCCAAATAAAACAAATGGAGCACTATATTGAATGCCTTAAGGCTCACCAGGCCGAACTTGTGCAGCAATACAATTTTATCACCACAAGTCCGACTAAAAACAAAATACGTCTTGAGCGCAGAAAAAACACCTGGACCAATAAAGTGATGTATCACATCATTCACTTAACCGTAAACTTGAATGATCTTTCAGAGGTTGAAAGCAGCCGCGAATCATTTCAGGGCAAGGAACGCAAGAAGGCGCTGAATCGCTTTGCGGAGCTCGAAAACTCTCACCCTGATTATATTCTCGAAAAAGATATTGAAATCCCTAGCTGGGAACGTTAATGATGGGAGGTACAAGATAATGAGAACATTTATTTTTATCAAAAACGAGCGTAGAAATAGTAAGCTTTATAGAGTAATTGTTGGGATGACACAATCAAACATGTACCCTTCAGATATGACCAGATTTGAAGATTCTAAATTCTATGGTTGTCAATGTGTAGAGGTTACAGAGCAGTGCCATGTTGAGCTAGGTGTCTTAGCTATTTGAAATGTGTTATATTATAATCATCCTGCTGCACCGCGCAGCCTCTAAGATGTAAATGTTTTGATGCTGCTACACTAACGCCCAACTGTTGCACCGGTGCAATTATATGTTTTTGCTGTCCTATCGGCTACGGGGAGAAATGAGGATAATATGACTATTAAAGAAATGCGCCAGCTCTTAGGAATAAGCCAAGTTAAGTTTGGCCAAAAGTATAATATCCCTGTTCGCACTGTTCAGCACTGGGAAGAGGGCGATAGAAAATGTCCTGATTATGTTTTAGGTCTTCTCGAAAGATGTGTTTTAGAGGATGCCGAAAATGACCGAACAGAGAGCCGTTAATGCTCTCTGTTTTTTAATGTCCTCTCAGCCCTGATGTTTATTAAATGCGAGCTTACTTTAATAGACAATATGTTTATTTATGTCTTTTAAAAGTATGTCGCATTTAATATTTATGCCGGCTGAGCTTTATTTTTTCCACCATCTAATTAAGTTTTCTATCGCTTTTAGTATTGGCTCAATGATTTTTCCTACCAACTCGTGCATATATTGCTTAGCTAGATATGACTCAAATCCAACTGAGTCCCTATAGTATATGTACTCCAGTGGATCAATACTTTTCATGTGTAGCTCTTCTCTAATATACTTTTCGAAGTACTCTTCTTCACTCATCTTTCACCCTCTCTAGAAACCTTGTTATCTCCATGCGCACAGCGTCAGCTGTGTTACCTGGTCCTAAGCTCTTGGCCACCTCTGACCATTCTTTATTGTCCACGTAACGGAGTCTCATAATTAGGCGCTTTCTGCTGTCCTCGATAGTGTCAATGTATACCTCTACTTCATCCAATGCTATGTCTAGCTTTTGTTTTAGATTCTCAAGTCTGAACTGTCTTTTTAAAAGCAATGTCTTTTTTTCTTGGTATTCCGGATAAGGGAAGCCCTCGATTTTAAAATGTTGTGTTCCACCCATTCCGCCGTTAACACTATCTTGCACTAGATACTTGTTGTCAAACTTCTCTAGCTCTTTTAGATTATGCTGTATACGTCTTTCGGTATCCTCATATTCTCTTTTGATGTCGTCGTATTGTTCTAGTATGCTCTTTCTCATCATTCCCCCTATCCTGCTGCAGCGCGCAGCAAAACTATTGGTTTATATGTTTTTTCAAGTCCTCTAATATTTCTTCGTAGGCTTCCACCTTTCCGTTAGCTACGCCGTTAAAGAATCCCGTCTCTCTGCCTGTTACCTCCTTCTGGGCTTCTTCTAGCTTCTTTGAATACTTCTCATACAAATCTTTCATAACTGCCCTCCTTTCTGCGGAGGCGCTAACCTCCGCGTACTTGTGGTATAAATGGTATAAAAACATGAACACTTTGTTATTGTCGCCCCACACGGGGGGCGGAATTACTGCTAACGCATTAAGAGGCAAGCCGGGCGAACGCCGAAGGCA